GGCTGGGTCGTACTTACCACCCGGACCGGTATAACCACCCTCAGAGAACCCACCTGTAGCCGCCCCTGCAATTGCCGAGGAAGCCGCTGCAATCGCTGCCGCTGCAAATGGTGCCGTAGCCGCTGCTGCTGTGGCCGCTGCTGCTGGAGCCAATGCAGGACCAACGATAGGAATAGCCGCGGTAGAAGCGAAGGCGTTCAATGCGGCCAAGTTAACCTCAGCTGTAGACTGGCCTGTCACAGCAGCGGCATAACCTGCCCCTGCCGTAGCGCCCAGCGCAGCCTTGGCGGTCTGCACGGTTGTGAGCCCTGCCACCTCCAGCGCTGCGTTGATGGCGTACCGTGCGCCCATTTCAGCGAGGCTATTTACAACATCGGTAAGAATAGTTTCGCCAAGGTTGCCCATGGCATCGCCGAGATCTTCAGCCTTGGTGATAGCCTGAGTAAAGCTCCCGCTAATCCCAGTCGTAAGGCCCTCAAGCGTGTCGCCTACCAGACTCTGGGTCTGACCGGCTATGTTGCCGGCCTTCTCGCTGTATTCGTTTACAGCACGTTGCGCGCCTACCGCCGCATTGCCGTTCAGTTCATCCAGCGCAGCGTAATACTCCTGCTGCATTGCCAGACGTTCGTCCAGGTTCTGCTTGAGCGCTTCGGTCTCCGCTCGGTAGGTATCCTCAGTTATAGAGCCATTGGTGCGATCCCGCGCAGCACGCTCAAGCTGACGTTGATAGTCCTGCCTGATCTTCTGCTCGGCCTGGAGCCTTTGCCGTGCTTCTGGGCCTAGCGTTGAGCCAGCCAATTGGTCGGCGTATCCCTCGCGCTCCTGAGCCCTGCTGGCCTCAAGAGACTGCTGGAAGGCTTGCAGCTTTGTCAGCTGTTCGCGCTTCTTGATCTCATCCTCAAGCGCTACGTTCTGCTCAAGCTGAGCCCTGATCTGCAGCTCATTCGCCTGGAGGCTTTTCTGCTGGGCAGTAAGCGTACCCTTAGTCTTAAGGTCGGCTATCTGCTGCTCAAACTGGGCCAGCGCTCGCTGAGAGGTGGTTAGCTTCTCATTGGTGGTGAGCTGGCTTCGTAGAGTGGCCTCCTGCTCCTTGAGCGACAGGAGCATGCGAGTGGCAGCATCGTCCTGATAGGCTGCGGGCTTTCTGGCCTGTGGCCCTTTCGGATCGGCGTATTGCTTTTCAATTGCCGCTCTAGCCTTGGCAATATTCGCATCGCTTAACTGGTCGCTGAACGGGTTTACCGCACGAATAGCCTGAAGTCTTTTCTCAAGCTTCTCGTACTCTTTATTCCGTTTCTCAGCGTTTGTAAGGCCGGACTTGATTAGAGCGTCCTGGGCCTTTTCAGCATCAACCGCTTCCTTTTCTCGGCGTATGCGGTCAGCTTGCCCCTGGGCATCCAGGCGAGCACCTTCACGCTGCTCTCTTAGGAATTTCAACTGAGCTTCAAGCGATTCTCTCAGCTCAGGGGTTATGCCTCCTCTATCTCCCGTAGCAAACATGTCTACGAATTTTTGAGGCTTCGTAACGCGAGAAATATATGACTCTATCGCGTTGATTTGGTCATCTAAGGTCTGCTCACGCCCAACGTCAAGCATGGCGTCCCAGGCAGCCTTGGCGGCACCCTTAACGCTATCCCAAGCGCCCTCGATAACACCTAGGTTCTGCTTAACCGCGTCAGATCGCTCTTTTAGAGCATTGGCGTAGGTCTCTTCTGCAAGGTTAGCTGCCCCTACCTTATTTCCCTGCTCCTCTAGGGCGCGGATCTGCTCGTAAACAGATGCAGTTAGATATCCGTATTGCTCGTTAAGCTCAGCGGAAGCCTTGGCCGGGTCTTCTGCAAGCTTCTGGAACTGAGCAACTGTATCCTCTACAGCCTGCCCGGTAGCGCTCTCAAACGCCACCGCAGCAACAGCGATGTTCTTGAACTGGTCGCTGGCAATCTTGCCGGTCGCAACGATCTGCGTCAGGGCGCTTGCGGCGGCCCCGGTGGTTCCGGTTACCGAGCTGACCTGTCTGGCAAGGTTCGCCATGCTGTCGGCGGTCTGGCCCGACTGGTTGCCGGTAACAATCAGGGCACGCTGGAAAGCTGATCCTTCATCACTGCCCTGCTTATAGGCAAAGGCAAGTGCTGCTGCAGCTGCCGCGGCTACCGTAAACGGGTTGACCAGTCCGGCGACGTATCCACCCAAAGCACGCGCAGCAGGACCAATACCGCCGAACATGTCCTTCAGCTGTCCGCCCTGCTGGAGCAGTACGGTTAACGGTGCCTGTCCACCCTGTAACGATACAACGATGTCCGTAAACTGAGCAGGAACCCCACGCAATGCGGCAGCGGTCTGCTTGGCAGTGATTCCAGTTCGGTTCAGTGCATCAGCTTGCCGGGATATTGCCTCGCGGCTTTGATCCAGCACCGACTTGTATTGCCGATAGGTGTCAATGTCGATCTTGTTAGACGACCGGAACTGAGCAAGCTTGCGCTCCTGCTGGTCCAGCTTGTCCAACGCCCTGGTAGCAGGATCGATGGAGCCGAGAAGCCTGCCGACCTCATCCTTCTGCTCCTTGATGGCTTTGGTCGCCTGACCGGCAGATTCCTCTACCTTTTTGGCCGAGGCTTCCGCCTTTTCGCCTGCACTTGCCAGCCGCTTTAGGCTTTCCGTGCCCTTATCTACTTCGCTTGAGTCAACCCTTAGGCCAAGGGAAGCAATATCATTTGCCATGGCTATTTCTCTTGGTGAATGGCTTCAAGCGCGGCGCTCTCCATCACGCGTACTGCGTCGAAGACTTCGCCATGGTCTGCTTCAGGAATGGATAGATACCGCATGACAACCGGGATCTCGCTGTACACAAGTCCGGTAGGTCCTCCGGGGCCACAACGCCATTGCGTCATCATGGCCTCGAAGACTTGGAAGGCCTGCATGTTCTCAGGCCATAACGGGTAATCGATGCTGCCCAGGAGGTCAGGGGTAAGCCCGAACACCGCTAGATCAGAAGCCTTTGGCTGCTTCCGATACAGCGCCCGGGCAGCGCCGATCAGTTTAAACGCTTGGCCTGGTACAGCTCTTCAAGGTACTTGACGTAGATTGCCGAGCCCGCCCCGATGTAGTTGTTCAGCAGACGCCCGATGTTCTCGTCGTTGAACTCATCGTCCAGTTCCCAGCCATCCGCGATGGATTTCACCAGCGTGGTGTCGTCCATATCCTTGTTGGTGCTAAGGAAGTCTTCCAGTTCCGTCTTTGAGCGATGCTTGAACGTGAACTTAACGTCTGCCTTAGAGCCGCCCGGGACAGGGATAGCAACCAGCGCATCGAAGGTCGGGTTGGGATCAAGCTTGAAAAGTACCTTACTCATTCATCACCTCAGCGAGCGTACCGGACAACTTCACCGGCCAGGGCAAAGGATGCAGTTACAGTGCGGCCAGTGTTGATATCACCGACAGGGTTGTTGTTGAAGCCGACGTAAACCGGATAGATGTTGGTGGAGCCGTCGCTGTTGTTGAAGCGAACCACACGAATCAAACCGTCCTGATCGGCCTGTTCGAGGTACTGGTAGAAAGGCAGGGTCGGGTCATCCAGAATGGTCAGCGTGAAGCTCATCGCCGACTTGAATGTTGGGATCTGCTTCTGAACCTTGGATTCAAGGAACTGGTACTGGTAGTAGTTCTGATCACCACCAGTAAAGGCTAGGGCTGTGATCTGGCTGATACGCACCCACTCAGAGACCTGACGGGCAGTACCAACACCAGCACCGGCTGGATAGCGCATGGTGTCTACGGTGTTCAAGCCTGGAAGGGTAAAGCCGGTCGCGCTCGCATCGTCTACACGGAAGGCGCGGTCGTTGGCGTATTCCCAGCCAGTGCCGAGCAGAACAACGTCACCGTCAGCGAAGTCATTGGCAGCTGTCGCAACAGCCGGGTTTGCGTTGGTCAGGGCTGTGATAGTCGCTTCATCGGCAAAGGCTGCCGAGAAATCCACTGTCAGGCCATTGATCAGTGTAACGCTCATGTAATAGTCCTCTCTGCCGTTGGCAGTTTTCAGTCAATAAAAAACCCGCACTTGGCGGGTCTTGGCTTGCCCAACGGGCGAATTCAGATGGTGTCGGCGCGGTAGGTCAGGCTGACCGGAATGGTGAAGTCGGTATCGCCTTGGATCTCCCGGGCTACGGCCATAGGAGTGATGATCTGGACGATAAAGGCCCCTTTGCTTAGGCGGTCGTTGAGCGGATACAGAGCAGCTAGCTCATCCGCCAAGGCTTCCCCTGCCCCGGCTCCCTTCCCTGCCGGCGTCACAACGCTGACCTGGAAGATGCCGGTGTATTCCCGATGATCCCCGGCAAGCGTCAGGCTGTCGGTCAATGCGGGAAGCGTGGCAGTCGTTAAGTAGGTCTCGCCTGTGGCCGGTGTGAAATTCTGGTTCTGATAGGCAACTTTAAGATTCTTGGTCTTAGCCCAGGCAGCAAGCCGGGTTTCCATTAGCGACCGGATAATGCGATGCGACATGCGCTATTCCTGTAAAATAGTAATGTGCAGCTAGGGTAGCTCCCGAAAAGCCGCTTCATCCCCGGCCTGCTGCATCACATCGGGGTGTCTACTCTGTGATGGAGAGTAATCATGCAAGAAGTCTGGAAGCCGATATCCGGCTTTGAGCTTTTCTATGAAGTTTCAAATCTAGGCCGAGTACGCTCATTAGATAGGATCTGCCAGCATAAAGACGGGCAAACCACGCGGCGCGCCGGTCGTGTCCTAAAGCCTGGACTTAGGGCTGGATATCCGTTCGTACAGCTTTGCGATAATGAAACCAAGAAGCAGGAGCATGTTCACCGACTAGTCGCTCAAGCTTTCTGTGTTAAGCCGGAAGGCTGCAATGTTGTTAATCATTTAGATGGTGATCGTCAAAACAACCTTGCTTCAAATCTCGAATGGACAACCAATCAAGGCAACATAACTCACGCATACCGCACCGGCTTAGCAATCGCCCGAAAAGGCGAAGAAATAGCTGCTTCAAAGCTAAGAGCAGATCAGGTTCGATCTATTAGACTTCGCCTAATTAACGGCGAATCTTGCGGCTCACTAGCCAAAGAGTTCGGCATTGCTGTCATGACTGTGTCTGACATAAGACGTGGAGTCAGATGGAATACCCCTGAAGACTCCGACCTGATAGAACAATGCCGGAGCTCCGCCGTTTACACAGCAAAAGGTGAAAGGCACCCAGCTGCCAAGATCTCCGAAGCCGATGTTAGAGACATTATCCAGCGTTTAATAAGTAAGCAGTCACAGAAAGAGATAGCAAAGCTTTACTCAGTAAACCCTGTAGCTATCTCCAATATCAACATGGGCATAGCATGGAGCCATGTCCGTGTTGACGGCTGCGGAGAGCCACCATATTTCTTGCTGCGAAGCCGTAGAAAGCAGGCTAAACCTGATTCTGCAGCGCTGCCTCTCTAACAATTTGTTGAAACCTTGCTACGGCCATTCTCACCATTCCTTCGGGAGCTTGTGTGGAGTGGCCGTATTCAAGTTCGATCATATAAATAAGCGTTGATACGATATAAGCTGTTTGCCCTGCCGTTAGCCTGTTAGCTTCAGCAGCCAATTTCGCAATGGTCTCGGCACCTGTTTGATCAGGGTTATCAACTTGACCAACGCTAGGCGTGTCCAAACTGAATTGCCACGAGCCACGCGCGCGCCCCGTATCAACCGGGGTTGCTCTAATGATTGCTGAGCCAAGCTCAATCACTATCGCTCGAATCGTCTGATCAATCGCGCCCTCAGCCTTGTCACACCACTCGCGTATGTTCAGGGCAAAGCTGCTCTGCCTCATGATCTCACCTGCAGTGTGTAGACGAGAGGCGTGCCAGCTGGGTTGGTCTCGTTGACGTTAATAACGCTGTAGGCCATGCCCTGAATGACCGCTTTGTTGGCTAGCTCGGGAGGCCACTGGAGGTCCTTGGCAGCTATCTTGAGCTTCTTATCACCCTGCTGGATCTGGGTGTTGTTCTGGAACTCAATGCCTTGATAATCAAGCAGGATGCCTTGGGCTGTCTGTTCTTCTGCCACTCCGTCACCCGTCGTTCCGGTCTCAGGGTCGTATTCGCCCGCCTCGGTGCGCTGAAGGGTGACGGTCTGGCCGAATTCTGTAATCAGCTCCAGGGCAACGTCGGCCATCTCATCGTAGAAAGCCATGCTATGCCCTCACTGCGAAAAGCCCGCGTCGGTCCAGGTAGTCGGCAAACTGTGTTTGGCTTGGCCGGTTAGGAGCCGCTGGCAGCAGCCTGCCTGACGTGTTGTTGATCTGGGCGTACTCGACCTCTACCGCACCCTCTACACGCTTACGGATAACCGCACCCTGCCGTGTTTCAGGCGGCCTCAGATCATCCTTGTGAATCTCAGCAGCCAAGGCTAGCTGTCCGTAGAAGATCTCGCGGGGGATGTAGTTTGAGCGCTTGTATGCACCGTCAACCTGAACACCCTCACGAGGCCAAGCCAAAGCCTGTTCCTCGTGAGCGCGCCGTCCTTTCCACTTCATGCCATTCATCACCAAGGCGGAGCGGCGAAGCAGAGCCTCCTGAGCCAGCATGTCTTCAGGGATTGTCACGCCAAACTTGGCAGCGTAATCCGCAAGCTGTTCAGTTGTTGCATAGGATTCGGCATCAGCAATCCCGCTACCGTCCTCAATGATGAGTGCCATGTCTTACTCCGCGTTACGCAGTTGCTCGAGAAGCTCAGCCTTGGTGGCCGTGGAGCTGTACTGAACGCCTTTAGCGTCTAGCTGCTCCTTGATCTGATCCTTAGTCAGGCTTTCATCAGCACCCGACTGCTCATCAGCGCCGCCACCATTGTTACGGGCCTCAGCATCATCCACGTCGGAGCGAATAGTTTCCACACCACCAGTTTCGCCTACCGTCTCAGGGCCTACCTGGATCTGACCGTCTGCACCTGCGGAGAAACCCCAGCGAGCTTTTTCGTTTGGATCGATTACGTTGTCTGTCTTTTGAATAGCCATATCGGCCTCCTTCTAGGTGCCAATTACGAAGATTTTAATCGTTTGTACATGCCAAGGGCTCCGAAGAGCCCAAGGCCTTACTTAAGC